CTGTTTGATTATAAAGTAGAGAAGTCTGCAAAGTCAGACTCTGTGCTTTGTACTCTCAGTGGTTATCTCACTTTCCATGATACGCCGAATCGCAATAATCGCCGTTATCCAAAGCCTTTCTGGAAGGAACAGTGTGACTCGCCACGTATTCAGGAGCAGCTTGCTACCAAGACTTTGTTTGGTGAAGCAAAGCACCCTGGCGCGGATAGTCTCACTCCCGATGTTGAAGCTCCCAACATCTCTCACTGTGTCCGCTCTATTAAGGTAGACGACACGGGAGTGTTCGGAGTCATTGACGTTCTGAATACGACGAACGGCAGAGTAATCAAGACGTTGGTAGATTACGGCTCTAAGATTGCTGTTTCCACAAGAGCCTTTGGCAAGCAGATTGCTGATAGCGAAGGGTACTACGTTCCGGATTCAGAAAACTATCTGCTCGTTACCTGGGATTTTGTAACCTTCCCCGCTTTCTCTGAGGCGCGTCCTGCTCCCTCACATGACTCTGTGGATATTGATGATCCTGTTTACACATTCACCAAGGATAAGCTCCTTGCTGATATGAAGAACATGCTTCCTCAGGATGCGATGGCTTTGTGCGATGCTGTGGGCATTAACTATGAAGCCCCCGTTGATCCCGAGGTTTTGGAGCTTCGGCAGCAGCTTGATAGCTTGATGCAGAAGGTAGTTGCACTGGAAGATCGTGACGGATCAGTAGTGGCTGCTCTCCCTGTTCCCGTTAAGTCTCCTCACGTAGATGTGAGTGATGTAGCGCAGTCCTGCACGCAGATTCTGGAAGTTCTCACAGATAAGACAAATACGCGCAAGAAGCTGCTTGAAGGGCTCAAAGACCAAGCGCAGATCCTCTCTGATAGAGACGCTGCCTTGGAACTTAATGCCTCTCTGTTGCAAGCAAATCAGCAACTGCGTGACGAAGTAGAGTCTCTTCGCAAGGCTAACCTTACGCTTATCGAGGATAAGCAGCAGATAGCGGACGCACACTCTGCACTGTCGAAGCACTTCACAGAAGTAGAGAATCTTGCAGAGCGAGTCATAGAGGACTACGAAGAGATGATGGAAAGCAGCAGAGTTCTGGAGTCTCAGCTTGATCAAGCTGAGTTGCAGATAAGGGATCTGGCAGCGATTCGGACGGAGCCTAAGTCGAGTACAAGAGTGCGGAAGCAGGAGACCACTGTTCTCCACGATTCAGCTTCTGCTCGCCCAATGTGCGAACATCTTGTTGATGTGGCTACCAATACCGAACACGATAACCTTGGTCGTTTGGTAAAGACTCTGAAGAAAGGTAGAACAAGATGATTCAGAACATTGCACAGGATCTGTTGATGGATGCCGTTCCCCTGATGAAGAAGCATGAGGGGCGTATCAACAAGATCACCACGGCTGTTACTGACCTCAACGACTTTGAGGTTGCTACCCTGGCTATCCTGCTCGACAATACTGAGCAGGTGTTCAATCGCTACCGTCGTGCGAAGAGCCTCTCTGACCGTACCTATAGCGAGGACGTTGGTCCGTTCATCAAGCACGCGATGGATCTGGTTACGACGATCTTCACCACGTTCGACATGCGGAAGATTTTCAGTATCCAGCCGCTTAAGCAGAAGTACGGTGCTCTCTACCACATGAACTACACGTACTCCAACACCAAGGGTGGCGTGACTGCTGGCGATACGATTTTCGATCCGCAGAATGCTCCCAAGCGTGATGGTCTGTACGCTTCGCAGTTTATCGAGGGTGAGACGGTGGCTCTGACGTTCTCCACAGACCACTACACCGGCTCGCTGGCTTACTATCCTATCACCAATCCCAGTGGTTTTGCTCTCACGATCACTGGTGGTGCTGCGGCTGGTACGTACACCGTGTTGGCTGTTGCGTCGGCTACTTCGTGGACAATCAAGAAGGACGCCGGTTCGACCTCTGTGGGTACGCTCAATCCGGTCACGGGTGCTCTGAGTGGTCTGGCGGCTACTGACATTATCACCGGCTGTACCGCTGCGTATACGTGGAACAGTGAGCAGGCTTCTGCTTCTCTGATCCCGCGTGTGTCAATCAGTATCGGTGAGACGCTGGTTCAGGCGTATCGTCGCCAGTTGCTCTTTGATGTGTCCCTGGACACTACCTACGATTTCGAGAACCAGTTCGGTCGGGACTTCATGAGTGAGGTTCAGGCGTCTATCGTGCGCGAGATTCAGAATGAGATCGCTTTCGATCTTCTCAAGCGCACGTATGACGGTGCTGACGGTAACGGGGGCGAGACGTTCGCTATCAGTACCGCCAACCCGACTGATTACTCTCTCTTTGAGAAGGCTCAGGAGAATTTCAAGGTTCTGTCGCAAATGGCTATGCGTCTGTACAAGAACCTTGGTCGTGGTAAGGGCAACATCATCGTTTGCGGGGCTGACTTTATCGAGTACGTGGAGATCCTTGGTGCGAACGTGTGGGCGCGTAATGCTGGTGCGGATGAGCGCGGTCCTTACTTCGCTGGCCGCTTGCTGGATCGTTACGACGTGTATCACAATCCTGGCATGGACGATGCCGTGTTCATGATGATGTACAAGGGTAACGAGTGGTACGAGGCTCCCTTCTATCTGGGCACTTATCTGCCCGTTATGGCGAGCAAGTACATGCTCTTCCCCGACATGCATGGTGAGCAGGGTTTCATTGCTATGGACGCTCCTCACTACATGTATCCGAAGCACGTTGCTAAGGGTACTGTGGCTTCCACGTAGTAGTTGAGGTTCACTCGGGGAGTGGAGTAACATCCACTCCCCTCTAATGCCCTCAAGGAGTAGTAGGATGGCCAAGCGAATTTATGTGCAGTACAGAGGGAAAACCATCAAACCGTTCTCCCTCATGGGATTTTCTGGTGTTTTTCAGCCTAGTGGTCCTTCTCTTCTTTTTCCTGAAGAAGTAGCTAATCGTCTCATCGAGATCATTCCGGAGTGCGTTTTTACAGGAAGTATTAACGAAGAGACTCCTGAAGTTGCCCCTCCGGTTCCGGTTATAAATGAGACTGATGAGGATCTTGTAGACGGTGACGATACTGAGGAGACGGAAGAGGGAGAAGAGGCTTACGTAGACGAAGACGTTGAGTTGGCGACGAAGCCTGCCCCCAAGGCTCCCGCTGTAGTTCTCGCTGAAGGTGAAGTGGTTCCCGATGATACCTTCACCAAGGAAGACATTCTGGCGTGGTTCAAGGCTCACAATCTGAAGATTGATCCCAGCTTCTCCAAGAAGCGTCTTCTTACCAACGTGAAGAAGGCTATCGGTGGCTAGTCTTCGGACAAAAGAGCTTCGCGCCCGCGTGAGAGACGCTTTCCCAATTCCTATTGAGGAAGCTCTCTGTAATAAGTATTTTGATGGAGTAGTTGAGACAGCCGTCAAAAAGGCTATATCGAAGTTCGAGAAGTTAGTAACCACAAGTGTAAGTGGTAAGTCGGTTTCTCTTCCTGAGGCGGCTTCTATTGTAAGATGCCTTCCTTCTCCACTGGACGGCAGTAGGTACACCGTCTTTGATTTTTTTGAACAGACACAGCGTAGAAGTACAAGCGTTGCGTATAACTTCACTCCAGACAAGGTTCTTACTCTTTCGTATGAAGGTACGTTCTACGTAGAGTATGTGAAGGCCACACAGTTCGTAACTGTGGAAGATCTGGATGATAGTTACTTTGAATGGACAGTGGAATACTCTACTGCTCTCTTGATGATAAGAGAAGGATTTTTGGGTACTAGGGCAACCTTGACGGCACTTCCTTTGGAGTTCAATTACACTACTCTTCTGGATACCGGCAAGGAAGACAAAACCAAGTTGGAAGAGAAGCTAGAGGAAATGTACTTCGGTCTTTTTGGTGGTTTGTCAAACAGCTAGGAGAGGTCATGAGCAGAAACGTCAGAGATATCCTGAAGAGCCTGAATGATTCGGCTCCGGTAACGAATGAGGAGGAGAAGGAAGTCAAGGATACCGCCGAGACTCCTTCTGACGACACTTCTGAAGATCCGGCCAATGACAGCGAGGAAGTTATCGTTGTGCGTCCGGTCAAGCAGAAGTCTGTGGACGACGCGGCTACTGCGCTAAAGGCTGGCGCGAAGCGTGTCCGTAAGGGCAAGGTCGTCAAGATTACGGCTGAGCAGGCGCGTAACAGTCGCAAGGCCCGTGGTGGTCAGACTGTAGCGCAGCATCGTGCGGCTCTGCGTAACCTCAAGCGCGCGGCTATCAAGGCCAAGGGGCCAGCGGCTCAGCGCAAGAAGGAACGCAGCATGAAGATCCGTAAGATGCGGATTGGTGACTCTGTAGCGCTTGAAGGTCTTCTGGATGTGAATGTGCTTCTGGAAACCCTTCAGGAGCGTCTCGCTGATCAGTTCGCCAAGAACTATGAGATGGATGAAGAGCAGACCACTGGGCTGTATCAGACCATCGTAGATAACATGGAAGTCGAGTGCTCTGCTGACGGTAAGCAGATTACTGTGAAGTATCCTCAGTTCGATAGCTCGGATGAGGAGACTGACTTCGATGAGTACGAGGTAGTAGAGGCGATTTTCGACACCAGCGATGAGGGTATCACCAATGAGGATGTACTGAACCACATCTTCAGTGACTTCGATATTTTCGGTCGTATGGTCTAGAAGACCCGTCCCGGTAAGAAAAAAGAGGGAGGGCAGCGGCTCTCCCTCTTTTTCCAAGGAGCCGAAAATGCGTGTGTATGGTGGTAAGATAGAGCCAGTGAAGAAGGAAGCAGTTACAGACTCTGCTCCTTTGCGTCAGGTCTTCGACAAGTTCACGGTGAACATTTCCAGAGACAGTAACGGTTACGATGTGTACGTAGAGGATCTTGAGCTAGTCAGGCTCGATATGACTCAGGAAGAGTTGAATGCATTTCTGGAGCAGTTCAAGATTCGGACGATTGAAGGACAGCCTTCACAGGTTGTTTGTGAGAAGATGCCGCCCTACGGCAAGGAATATAAGGCAGAAGCCAAGGGCTCAGAGAGAGCCCTAAAACGCGCTCTCATGATGAGTTCTGACGAGGAATAGCAATGCTTGTTCTGAAGTCCACCAGAGTTCATCCGTACTTTTTCCGTATGTGTGACTACTTCTCTGTTTTCGATAGAGAAGAGATCACAGAAGGCACTGTAATATACAATCCAGATTTCAGCGTTACCTACCGGCATTCTGATGGCAGCTTGTTGGGAGACGACAGGGAAGTTCTTTTAGATATCCGCACGTTGATACGGTCCAATTACGGCACCTTCATGAAGAAGGATCAGGTCTTTGACAGGATAAAGCGGAAGAAGTTGCCCAAGGGTAAGGTTCTGCGGGCTGGTGTGTGCTTTTACGATAACAACCCTACTAGCGGCTGGAACGGTGCACTCAACGCATACTGGGCAGACGATAGAGCCCCCGGTGAAGTGGTCAACATCTACTACACATGGACTCTCTCAGATAGTGCTTTTGACTTTCAGAACCTGTCTGATCAGGAGATTATAGACTCCCCTGATAGAGACGCTATCATACGCACAATGATCATGTTTAAGTCTACGCACCCGCGTGAGCGCGATGCGGTTGACAGTAGAATAAAGGGGATCATCCGTGCCTCTGCCTGATTCACTGGTAAACCAGATTCGTGTAAACGTGCTGCGGGCGATTGCTACAACCCCTGGCACGCAGAAGTGTGTTATCCGTCCAGTTACAAATAACAGTTTCAATATTTACGGTGATTCAGTTGATCCTGACTATGCAGAGCAATTCGAGCACTTCTGTTACATTGAATTCAATCCCCCCATTAAGGTTGTGAAAGAGCTTGGTTGGTGGAAAGCCGGAGAGAGCCTGCCTATCGTTTGTTATGTGCCCTATTCTGAAGAGTGGACACCGGCAACCGGGGACATTGTGACGGTTGATGCAGACGAAGGCTATATGGCTGGTAATTACAAGATCCTGCAAGTAAAGACGTTTGGACAGGGTGCTCCTCTGGTGTGGGTAGTGAATTTGGAACCTGAGCGAGCCTAGCATGAGGGTAGCTCTGCAAGTCGATCCTTCAAAGTTCTACGACTTCCGTTTGCGTAAAAATCCTCCTCCAGATTTCATCAACTTCATGGAAGGCTTCATGGAGTTCCTTGCTGTCAAGATGATCAAGGAACTGAAGTCTGCTATAAATAAGCAGAAATACAAGAAGGATTGGGAATCTCTTTCAGCTACTTGGGTGAAGCGTAAGAAGAGCCTGAAGCTAGATCCGCGTATTTGGAAGGCTTCAGGAGAGACGATGGAATCTATTCGTTGGTGGTATTCCCGAGTAGATGATTGTTACTACGTAGGAGTGCATCCGAGAAAGATGCACCATGTTTACAAGTCAGGTGGTATCTACAAATCCAAAAAAGGCAAAGCTCTTATCATAGACATTATCAGATGGCTAGAGTTCGGGACTCGTTACATGAAGCCTCGACCTCTGTTTACCCCTGTCTTGATCGACATGAGGAAACGTCTTCCTGAGTTCTATCAGGAGTACATCACTTCTGTGAAGGGAAAGAGAGCCTTCAAGAAAGTGGTGACAGCGGGCAAGCCAATCGGGGTGACTTTCCCGAAATCTTCTACAAAGAAGAAGGTTTCAGCAAAGACAGTCAAGAAGGCTCCCTCTGTAGCGGTTACGAAAACCTCTAAGAAGAAGGCGGTAAAGACAGTGGCCAAGAAGAACAAGGGCAACGCGAAGCCTGTGAAGGCGGCTCCTGCTCCCGTAGCTAAGAAGCCGCAGAAGAAGACGGGCAAGAAGGGCAAGTAGTGATTACTGTCTGTGACAGCGGTATTGCGGGTGTAATAGAGGAACAGCTATCTGTTCCTGCTACTAGTGTTGTGTACGGTACCCTTGAAGCGGCCCGCAATTTCTGGGTAAGGAAGAACAACGGGAAAGAAGTTCTTCCTTACATGGCTTTTTCTCGCAGAGTTGAGTTTGACGACACAGACCGCGCTATTCGTTCAGTGAACGTAGTAACTGCTGATGGTGTTTCTAAGGCGTCTTTCGCCAGGATTCGTGTCTCTTATACGCTAGAGCATGTTTGTGCTAAGGTGGCAGATCAGACAGCACTAATCAAAAAGTACATGTTCTGGGGCTCTAGAAACCCCGTTATTTCGATTCCAGATACGTTGTTTGACGGAGAAGATTGGGTATTCCCTATCGAGTGTGATTCTCCTGAGGACAATTCGGATTTGGAAGCAGAAGAAGAAACGGGGAGAGTGGTCCGGACAACTCTTCTGTTTACGGTGAAGACTGTAGCTGTTGAATTCGACAATACGGGTGACGGTACTGAGTACTCGCAGATTACCAGTATCCTTGCCCGCATTCATTGTTATGACGGCTTCAGTACGAACAATTCTGTAGTTGTTGCGACATTGGATGTTAATTAGTAGAGGAGAGGTACGATGACACGTCCTGGCGTCTTTTTCAAACTGACTGATCTTGGTCAGTCAGTCCAGGGCTCTAGCTCTGCCGTAATGGCACTTGCCGGAACGGCTCAGTGGGGTCCGGTCGATGAGTTGGTGTTGGTAAGCTCCTACGACCAGTTCTTGCAGCTTTTCGGAAATCCTGTGTCTCCGGACGCTACTCCGATGCACTATCAGGCTCTCGGCTACTTCAAGCGTGGTGGGGCGGCTTACGTGTATCGCCCGCAGGGCACTTCCACCAAGTACGGCGGTGCAACTGCCGCTGCTGGCGGCGCAGCCTTGACGGCTTCTGCGACAGGTTACGCTTCTATTGCCACGATTCCCGCTTCTACTGCGTTCTTCGTCTGCACGAAGTATCCTGGCGTCAACGATGCTGGCGATATTTACGTGGAAGTCACCGACACTTCTGGTGACGAGTTCACCCTCATCATCGGTACTGAGCTTGTCACTACGCATATTGACAGAACTGCGCTCAATACTGAAATCCACCGCTGCTCTATCAGCACTACGGCTAAGGACGGCTTTGGGCGTTCCATGTACATGCCGGATGTGCTGAACAGAGCTTCGTTGCTGGCGTCCGGTCTGCTGTCTTCGACCATCGTTGCTGCGGATCTTCCTACGAACGATGATGCAGCGGTGAAGCTGGGCGGCAATGCTTACGTAGCGGCGACTACTTCTGAGATCGTTACTGCGTATGCGGCTTTCCACAGCCTCTCTGCCTGTATGGTGGATTTCATCGTTCCCGGCGACTTCGACGCGGACACGCTCAACGCCTGTGTTCTGGTGGCCACTACGCGCCAGGATTGCAGAGCGATTGTTTCTCCGTCTGTGGCTGACATGGCCACTGCGAGAGCGACCACGCTGGATGTGGATACGTGGCTGACTTCCATCACGGATCAGTCTCCGTATGCCGCTGCGTACTTCAGCACCTTGTACGAGCGGGATACCGCTAATGACAAGATTGTTGAAGTTCCTTGTGCCGGTTTCGTCGCGGGCGCGTATGCGTACAACAATCAGGTCGGCAACCCCTGGACTGCCCCTGCGGGTAGCCGTCGTGGTCGTATCAGTGCTCGCGGCCTTGCTTCCAGCTTCACTCCCGCTGAGTTGGACGTTCTCTACGATGCCAAGCTCAACTGGATTGAAGTCTCTCCGCGTTACGGTCTGATAATTCAGGGCCAGAAGACTCTGTACGGCGTGCATTCGCCGCTTTCCCGCGTGAATGCGGTAGGTCTGTTCTGTCTGCTTCGTCGTGATCTTACTTCGTTCTTGGAAGACTTCCTGAACGAAATCAATAACGACACGACTAGAACTCTGGTTTACTCCCAGGTGGAGAATTACCTGACTTCTATCAAGTCGCAGCAGGGAATTGACAAGTTCATGCTGGTGTGCGATGAGCGCAATAACACGGCTCAGGATCTCGGAAACAATCGTATGAACGTAGACATCTATGTATCCCCGCCCTCCGTGGCTGAGTACATCTATCTGCGTTCTTTCGTCACGTCCGCAGGCGTGGACTTTGAGCAGCTTACAGTCGTTGCGGCTGAGTAAGGGAGGTTGAAATGCCGTTGGACATCAATGATTTCAAGGGTGCTATCGGTAGCCCTGCTCGGTCGTTCATCTTCGACGTACACATTCCGAGGATTTCTTCTGCGGTTTACAGAGCGCAAACCGCACAGATCCCTTCGGAAGCCTCTACTGACATCGACCTCTTTTACCAGGGGCATCTGGTAAAGTTCCACGGTCAGGTAGAGTACGAGCACTTGTGGACCGCTACTTTCGTGGAAAGCGAAACTGGCGAGTTCATTCGTGATCTCAGCAGGTGGCGCGAGCAGATCTACAATCCCGACACTGGTCGCAGTGGTATCCCGTCGCGTTACAAGGATATCATCACGATCAAGGTTCTGCGCTCCGACAACGGCTCTCCGTGGCTCACGGGCAAGCTGTACGGAGCCTATCCCAAGAGTATCGACGCTCTGGACTTGGACCGTTCTGCGAACACGGAGACCGTGAAGTGGAGCGTTCAATTCAACTTCGATACTTGGAAGAGGGACTAGTAACGTGCCGGTAAACCTGCTGGACAGAGTAGCTGAACTTGCGCTGATCCGTCCGGCTTTGCCGTGCCGTTATGAGGTTGTGCTCAAAGGGATCTCCCCCCTACTCGTTGTAGGGGGGAGTTTCCCGTTCAATGATATGCAGTCGCTGACTCAGAAGCAGGGAAATAGCGTCATTTACCTGCCCGAAACTTATGATGTTACAGATGTGACTCTGGATATCGTAGAGACAGATGCCTCAGAAGTAATGAACTTCTTTGAGGAGTGGAGAAGCGAAGTCTTCTGTGGTATAGATGGACAGTCTGACCTCTACAATCTGTCCACGAAGTACAAGCGAGAGTTCCGCGTCTTCCGTCTAAATGGTGAAGGTTCGCGTACTGCTGGCTTCAGGTACGAAGGTGCTTGGCCAAAGTCTATTAGCCCGTTTGCAGCCGATTCTTCGGCAAATACTGAAGCTCTGAAGTTTACTGTCACTCTCTCTGTAGATAGCGTTTTTGTAGAGAGAGTTTAGCTGCGTAAGCCCGTTTATAGGAGAGAGTCATGAGTAACCTTCGTGTCCAGCTTCCCTCACGGGGGAAGTGCGGACTCACCCACGTCTGCATTAGTAATCCCAAAATCAGCAACATCCGAGAATTCCTCTCTTTCGAGGGCAAGGTTCTTTCTGCTATCAATCAGTTTGTACAAAGCCTGTGTGATAGCAACATCAACGATATTCTAGTTGGTGATAGAGACTATCTGGTGGTAAACCTGCGTAGGCTCATCAACCCCGACGCGATATCAGGGAACTATCTCTGTGAGATTTGCGATACGTTGAACTCTGCGGATCTTCCCTACTCGCAGATTGAAGTGAGGCAGTTACCAGACGATTTGCCACAGCCCGCTGATCTTCGTCTTCCTGTTTCGGGAAAGCCTATTAGGTTGAAGTTGGTGACGGTGAAGATGGAGCAGGATATCGAGGACTTTCTTGAACTTCAGGAGACTACAGATACGAAGGATGAGTATCTAGCTTCTCTGGGAGCGAGCCTGCCTATTTACGTGCGTTATGCTGTAATGATTCAGGATGAGAAGCTCACACTCACAGACAAGATCAAGATGCTTGATGAGCTAGATTACAACGACTTTGAATATATCTCCATGTTTGAAGCGTCGTTTCCTGTTGGGCCAATGTTGGTGGTAGACTCTGTTTGCAAGAAGTGCGGAAATAGGGCGCGTGTGAGTTTCCCGATAGACTCTCATTTCCTTGGCTTGAATCTCAAGAGTATGCTCAATAAGTATAGATTTCTGTTGAAGACCACGAAGGTAGGCTTCAACGACTTTCTGAGCTTCTCTGTCCCAGAAGCTGACACTCTGGTTACAGAAGAGATGGAATCGCGCAAGAAACTAAGTAGAGGCAGAGGATAGTAATGGCAACCACTTTTGCTGAGTTCCAAGAGGGATACGCTGCGAAAGCACCTTACGGTAAAAAGGTCAAAGATGTGCGCGGTAAGGGCAGCGACACACAGTTGCTGAACTCCTTCAAGGAATCTTTGCAGCAAGTATCTCAGCACACAGCGACGGTGGCAAGCTCTGATAAAGACACTAGAAACACGTTCATTGCTCTGGATAAGAACTTTTCTACTTACTTTGATACGGTGGACGGTCTAGATAAGCTGCTTCAGAAGATGAACGATCCTAATTCAGCGAAGACAGACGAAGATACAAAGAGACTCAGGCAGCTTTTGGATCAAGAGAAGCGTGTACTGGACTCTATCAACAAGAGATCCAAGGAAAGCGCTCAATTCAATCGAGCTATGGTTGAGGCTCAGGAGAAGACCAATTTCCATCTCCGAGAAAGATCCTACAAGGATGAGGAGATAGACAAGGCCACCCGTCTCTGGCAGCGCAGCACAGAAAGCCTGTGGGAGACGATTGAGGGCGGCATGTCCAACTTCTCCCGTGGGTTCATGTCCAACACAGGCTCTGGAATCATCAGTGCATTTCTTGGCCCGCAGATTGGCTATTTGGCGCACACTGTATTTCAGCGTCTGCCTGAGTGGGTAAGCACAGTGAAGGGGATGCCCGCAAAATACCGGGCTCTGAAGGCTTCTTACGGAAATGCGAAAGATAAGGTCAGTGCAGTCAAAGATGTGATTCAGACGAGGGGATTGCAGGCTGGAATCAAGTCCCTGCTCTCAGGAAAGGTAAGCTCTGACGAGTTGGCTGACGATTTGTTGGTTGCTCAAGAGCAGTTGCGGCAGGCTATGGAAGATGTTCCGGAAGAACTCAAGCCTGCCATTGCTGAGTTGAAGGATGCAATAGATAATGTTGTTGAATCAGGAGATAGATCCACGGAGGTTCTGGAGGATCTGCGTCTAAAGGCTCTGAATCTGGATAAATTGGCAGACGATACAGCTACCGTGGGGAGCATTCTAGAGACAGCTAATTTCCCCTCTTCTGTCGAGAGTATTGTGCCTACTCCCATGCGAGCGGATGTATCTACTTCTGATGTGTACGACAACGAAGTTCCTCTAGACTTCACAAGAGCATACACTACTCTTGAGGATATTAGAGACGCTTCTCTTGAGATGATGGTGTATCTAGATTCTCTGGATAGAAAAGCTGAGAAGATGCTCTCCGTTACGAGTTCAGGAGATTCTGTTACAGATATTGTCAGTTCTGGGGAAACCATTGATATTTCCACAGAGACCCTTGTTGCCTACGAGGAAATTATCGAGCTTCTTCGTAACAGTACAGCCGCGCAGAAAGATGTGTGGAAACTAGAAGCTGAAGACAGAGAAACTTGGGGGCGCTTCCGTGATGAGCTAATGTTTCTTCTTCGTAATGGTATAGGAAGTGAAGCTAAGAACAAGGATGGCGGCGGTATTGGCGATTTGTTGGGAGGTTTGGTAGGGGGCGGTGTAGCGGGCGGTTTCATGAAGAAGGGGCTCGGAAAACTAGTTGGAAAGGGAGCCGGAAAACTCGCTGCTAAGGGCGCAGGCAAGAAGCTGTTAGGCAAGTTTGGGGCGAAGGGCATTGGAAAGACCGTAGCCAAGATGGGTGGGAAGTCTCTTGCCAAGAAACTTCCTTTGGGGCTAGGTCTGCTGGCAGGGGCCGGTTTCGCAATTCCCCGTCTCATGAAGGGAGACCTCGCGGGCGCGGGCGCGGAGGTAGCTTCTGGTGCAGCCTCTATCATTCCTGGCATTGGCACAGGCGCGTCTCTGGCTATTGATGCTGGATTGGCTGCGAGAGATATCAAGAATGAGATGGGAGCAGAAGGTGCGGCTGCTCCGGATACTAATGTTACTGTAAATAGCGAGAGCCTCAACGAAGCTCAGCCGCCTATACTTCCGGAAAACACAGAGTCTGAGATTACTAACACTACAGATGATCCAATACCTGTTCAAGTCATTGAGGCTACCAATGACGTTGGTAACATGCCTATGTACTCTGCCCCGGCAGACACAACTTCTGTGCGAAATACTCCTAGCTCTAACCAGCAGGAAATGGATAATGCGGTGCGTTCGGAGACTGAGAGGGCTTCACAGCCTCAGGCGGCACCCACAGCCCCGGCTAAAGCAGATACTTCCAAGAATAAGCCGATGAAGGTCTCAGCGGCACCCACAGCCCCGGCAAAGGCGGCTAGCGACATACCAGTTCAGGTGGATGATATGGGATTGCTGCTCGTATCTTCGACAAGGATGTAGCAGAATGGCTGTAGAGAACGGTCTGCATGACAAAGTACTAATCTCCTCTCCCACAGCAAATATTGTGGGGATATTTCCGGAGTCTATCAGCTACTCTGTAGAGCAGGAGTATACGAACGTACTTCAGAACCTGATTCCCGAAGAGCTACAGGCGGCTGCTCAGGCTGTTCTAGATACGTCTTTGTACAGGGATAATCAGTTCTTCTATGTGTGGACCGGCGGGCAGCCGATGATGATCAACTGGGAAATGGAGTTGATCCCCACTTCGTCTATTCAGAAAGAGCTTGTTTCTCCTTTGAAAGCCCTCATGAAGCTCGCTACCCCCAAAAGAGGGGCGGGGGATTTCCTCATTCCTCCGACTTCGGAGAGCGGGGAGATCATGGTTCAGTTTGGTAACATCCTGCTTGTGAGAGATGTTCTGATTTTGAATGTAACTCCGGTCCCTCAGAGGCCGTTCTTGGTGGGAGGAGTTCCGCAGAGAACCACAGTGTCTATTACGATTAGAACCAAGAAGGCATTCACTCAGGACGATGTAGATGCGTCCGTGTTCCCAGGGATGTAGAAGATGGCTAACAACATCGTCATAGACAATTTCGTGGTGCGTCTGCACGGGTCTTTCATTGATGCTAACATAAAGCACCTGAGAGACGTATCCTACCAGACGTATGTAGTCTCTAACAGCGAGGCGTATCGAGCAGATCTTCTATCTTACGCAATTTATCGTACAGTACAGTTGAAGTGGCTCTTGCTGTACGTAAACAGCATCATTGATATCAGTATGTTGAAGGAAGGCTTCGTTCTGAAGTATCCCGCATTCTCTGAAGTGATAGCTGCACTGACGAAGACGCTGGAGGCGAAGGAAGTTGCCTGAGACTAATCTGTTCAATCACGAACAGTTATCTGTTCAGTGCTTTGTAGACGGTAAGAAGTTCCCCGCCTTTGCGGCTTCTGGGTATTTTTCTTTTATGGAGTCATTCGACTCCTTGTTCCCTATTGGTGAGATTTGCTTCCAAGAGTCGAGTTCTATTCTTCAGAGTCACTATCCGCTTGCACAGGGGTCAAAGATAGAGATTCAGCTTCAGGATAATGATGCATTCAAGAGGCTGGGATTCTATCCATTCAACGGCACTACTCGTTCCCTGTCTTCCACAAAGTTCTGGGAACACAAGCTGTCTCTGATCAGTGAGCACTTCTTTCCACTTGGTTTGCAGTCTGAGTTTCGCTCTGACTTTTGCACTGCGGCTGATTATGTGAGAAAGCTCGCAGATAGGTTCCATGTACCGCATGAAGTAGAGGACACGCGGCACCGCTTCCGGTGGATCTGCCCTGGCTGGCGCGTGGGACAGATGTTGCGGCACTTGGCTCAACATTCTGTGTCTGTGCAGAATCGTTCAGGTTACGTGTACTTCATTCGTTACGATGGTACGCTTGTCTTCAAGTCAATGGACGCATTCTTTGAAGAGTCCAACGAAGAGCAGGAAGAGAAGATTGACTTCAACAATATGTCCGCTGATGTTAGCAGTGTCTCTACAAGACGTAGATACATGTCCACGCTCTTCTTTGGATCTAATCGCATAGACACTGATTTTTACGATTTGACTGACGAAGAGGAGAGGACTACCAGCTACGCTTATGATGCGAATATAAAGAAGAGAGGCTTCAAGGTAGGTGTGTCTGATGAGTTCTTAGATGCAGGCATTCGTAAGTCTCTCCCGCCCGCGCACAAGGATGCTTACGATGAATATCCCTATCACGATCTTCCTATGGTGTACCGAAAAGCTACGGCTGCTTATGAGTCAGTAGGACAAGAAATATCCATCAAGTCCAACCCGTTCGGACGCAAGTTGGGTGCAGTGGTGCATGTGTCTTTCCCTGGAGAGTCGTCTAATGATCAGAGCATTCCGTACTCTGGCAGATATCTCATACGTTCCGTAAATACTGTAGGAAGCAAGGAATTCTCTCAGAAGATTTCTCTGGTAAGGCCAGGACTAAACATGCTGGACAGAGAAGGTGTGAAGTGAATCTGCTGGAGCACGGAGAGTTCATCAAGGATACGATGGCAGGATCTTTCTTGGGAAAGGTCGAAGATATTGAAGATCCCTCGCGCCTTGGGCGCGTGCGCGTCCGCGTGTACGGAGTGTATGAGCTACCTATTCGTTTAGAAGACATTCCTTGGGCGGTTCCCGCAGTTCCCGGCAGAAGACCCGCCATAGGTGAGATTGTTCCAGTAATGTTCATGAACGACAATCACTACAGACCGATCTTCTTTTGAGGTAGAGATGATAAGAACAGGAAAGTACAACTCAAGGCTAGAAGCTCTTCTACAAGGCAGAGCAGATGCACTAGACTCTGCTTGGGCTTCTTTTGCTGTGACTAGTGGAAAGACTGTCACAGAAAGAGATAGCGAGATAGTTCCGACAAGAGACCACACGACGCAACATCGGAACTACTCGCTAGATCAGGAAGTGCTTGGGACGCTTGTCGAGACAGAGATTCTTGCAGCGGCTGAGCGTATTCATGTATCTACTTCACAAGGAACTTGGTTTGAGATTTTTGAGGATGGAACTATTCAAGTTCATTCCAAGAAAGACTACATCAGCGTAGTTCAGGGCGACCGTCTTCTGGCCACCAACGGAGATAAGTCAGAGGGAGTAACGGGGAACAGTGTGCTTCAGGTCAACGGAAGCATCATAGTTACCAGAGGAGGAACCACTGTTACAGTGAGTGCTTCTGCTGTAAGCATTGTTACTGATGTTAATTGTACAGTGGACTCTCCTAATGTGACCATAACTGGTGGAGAGTTGAACGTAGAAGGGCAATCAAACCTGAATGTATCGGGACCGTTCTGCGGCTTGACTAACTGCCTGTTTACTGGTGCTCCACACAGAGGATCTAAGGTCAGTGGCACTTAACTACACAGACATGAAGAGCTACATGCTCTCAGTGATGGCACAGACTTCTGATCGCACAACAGCGCACCAGCGCTTCTCCTCTTCTTTTAACACTTACGTTACGGACCATATAGACATACGAGGAGTCTACGCCGGGGTCATACCGGGAGATCCGGACCAAAACGTAGGAGGTACGTATTACTGGGACGGGGTAGCCACCATCAATTACGCCACGATCATTGCAGCGGCTGCAAATTGTGGCATAGCGCACCCCGACCACGGAGGATACAACGTAGCCCCATGGGTTTCTGCGATGCAAGCTGAGATGCGCTCAGAGACTATCGTAGTTCCCACAGACCGGACAAACTACGTGACGCACACAGGGCGCGATTTTAGTCCTCTTGTTTTGGTGATAGACTTTTGGACGCAGTTTGGAAGTTCGATGGTTCAGCGCACACAGGACGAATCATTTCTGTATTTGTGTGAGAAGTTCTGTGATGCGTACTGGGATACGTCCCTTGGTTCTACTTCTGCTACGGCAGTGGACGGAAGCTCGGGAACGGTAACATGGGAAGCAGTTCTCTAAGGAGAGCAGAATGAAGAAGTGGATTGTTCTCTCAGTGATGATTCCGATGATGCTCGCGGCTACGGAAGTAGGTGCGGCTCAGTTTCGTTGGACATGGACTCCTCCTGCCGTGGATGTGAACCACGACATTGCGACGACCTATATCGTGCAGACTTCTGAAAATGGTACGGTCTGGGTGGACGCTGGCACCGTCTCTGTGCCCGTATTCCTGAAGGAAGTCAGTCCTGGCGAGACCGTGTACGTGCGTGTGGCAGGCGTGAGTTCTGCGGGCTTCACCGGCCCGTTCACCCCGGCTTCTCCTGTG